AAAAGTATGAATAATAAAAAACGAATAAATGAAAAAGAAATTGAAGGTCACAAAGAAGATGGATACAATCCTTACTTTAAACATTTAAGCACAGCACCTTATGTATTAGTTTTTACACAAAGGGTGTGTAAACCAAATGCTTACTATCAAAAGTGTATAGATGAAGGTGACTATTTTGAACAAACAGATCCCAAAAAATGTGAATCAATGATGAGAACAACGGCAACTGAAGTAGGTATGTTTATGGCTAATTTATCAGCCTTTGCGTTAGAAAAAGGTTTAGATACATCTACAATAGCATGTTTTCCACACTCTAATCTTCAAGCGTGGTCAGACTTACCTTGGGTAAAACATCCTGTTGTATTGTTAGGTAGTATAGGTAAGGCAAAAATATATCGTAGAAATCGTATGGGAGAAAAAGAAAGAAAAATGGATATGAAACCAGAACCAGAAGAAGTAATAAAATGGATTTAAAACCTACAACAATTATATTACTTATTGATTTTGAAGGACATCCTGCGTTAGGTAGTGAACACACAAATAATCAACGTTATTCTACATTAGCATGGTTATTAAATACTGTAAGAGAAAAACCTCTTATTATTATTTCTAATCATAATCCTGAAAAACACAAACGTACGGAAGAAGTTGCAAAGATGATGAAAATAGAAAATAGACAAATATGGAAAACTGTACATTGTGATAGTAGCACTATTGAGAGTATAAAAATAGAGGTAAGAAAAATGGGTTATGAAATAAATAATATCATAATCGGTGGCACAAATACATCTGGTTGTGTGTTTAGAAATAAACCTATATCAGCTATCAATTGGGCAAAGTTAGGTTATAATGTTCAAGTATTATCAACAATGTGTGCCGACTATCAGATAACTGGTACAAATGCTACAGAGCAAACTCAAAATGCTTTATCAGTTGTATGGAGAGATGTTGCAGAAGCAAAGTTATTTGATAAAATAAGATACATAAGGGATTACGAATGTCAGATAATATAAACAAAGTACAAATAACTTGTCCTAACTGTGATGTTAGTTATTGGGTCAAGTGGAAAGATGAAGACAATGAGCCTACCACATGTCCATTTTGTGGTGCTGATACTTCTATAGATGATGATGACGCAATCTTTGAGCATGATAATGAAGAAGAAGACGATTGGAATTGATTATAGTTTAAGCAGTCCTGCTATATGTGTATGTAGAGGTGAGTTTAAATTAGATAACTGTAAGATATACTATCTTACAAACGTGAAAAAATATGAAGGTAACTTTTATAATGGCAAAATAAATGGCAGACTACATCTACCCTATACCACCGAACAACAACGACACGACCAGATTTCCGAGTGGGCGCTTTCTGTTATTGATACTGCTATTGGTAATATTTTTATAGAAGGCTACTCATATGGTAGTAAAGGACTTGTATTCAACCTAGCAGAGAATATGGGTGCTCTCAAACATAAACTGTATAAACTCAATAAACGATTTCAATCTATAGTACCAGGTCAGATAAAGAAGAATGCTACTGGCAAGGGTAATGCAGATAAACTAAAGATGTATGAGCAGTTTACAAAAGATACTGGTGTTGATTTAGTCAAAGAATTTGAACAAACAAAACTCAATAATCCAGTAACCGACATAGTAGATTCATATTATATCGCAAAATATGGGTACGAATCGTAGATGTTCTCGTTTTGTTCTCATAATTATTCCTAAAAACCTAGTAAAATCAACGTTTTTAACGCTTGACAATTCCGTAATTTTCTGATATATTATGTGTATATATGACAAAAGAATGGTTTAAAAGTTTTAATATTATCTACAAAAGAGAATACGTTGATCCAGAATCAGAATATGATACGTTCTGGTCTTCAGCTACTATCTACAGAAATGTACCTATAGAGAAAATCAAATACTATAGAAAACAATTACTTAAATTCAAAGCCTATGCGAACAAGACGTATAGAGAAGACGCTACTAATTTCACAGGTGCTACTGGCATTGAGATAGTATATCCAGACGAGTACTATCAAACATATGCAGATGTATTCGGTCCAGAAACGGCTGCAGGTGATGACAATCTATTCAACGACTATGGTCAATTGTTTAATGGTAGACAAGGTTTCAGAAAAGATTTTGATCCTGACTTTACAAAGAATTACAAAACTAAAAAACTTAACCCAAATTATATTTACAACTTAAACTAAAGGAGACACTATGCAAATTAAATTAGGAGACATGATAACAGACAATAGAGGTAGAGTTGGTGAGATAGTCAACATCGGTATCGCAGTAAGAAAAGAAGACATTGCTGCTGAAGATGATACCTCATTAAATGCTAAAGAATACGATACTGATCTAGGATATACAGGTGCAGTTACCTTTGGGTCTAACTGGTGCTATTTTGCTCAAATAAAATCTGTATCAACAAAAGAAGGATCAGATGTTGATGTTGCAATTGAACAAGAGAATGAATGGTGGAAATAGTGAACGGTTATTTTGCAGTACAATTAGATAGACAAAGTTGTAACGTTGTAAAGAAACTTGCTACAAAAGATATACTTGTATCAGATCACGTTACACTTGCATTTAAACCTATTAAGAAAGTTTATAACAAATATTCTAAACTTGTAGGTAAAAAAGTGGGTGTGTTTATCAAAGGTTACAGAGCAAACAATCACATTGACGCATTATGGGTTGACAATATGGTTGATAAAGAGTACAATAGAATCAAAAGACATGATAAAGGCGCTGCTCATATTACACTATCACATAAGAATGGCTACAAATCAGGTGACGCTAACACTATGTTTACAAACCCTAAAGTAAAAGATAAGAAATACGGATACGTAGAAGGAACTATAAAGTATATTGATTATGACAAAAGATAAATGGTTAAAGATTAATAGAGAGTCGTTTACTAGAACTCTTAAAGGATTTAATAGACCTGACTATACATTAGATATAAATGGTCTACAAAGAAATTCTATACCTACAAGTGATAGAATATCTGGTGCATGTACTAAAGAGTCAAAACCTAAAGTACAGTTACCCGAAGGCAAGACGATCGGCATTGCCTACAATAAAGGTAACTACCAGGTAGTTGATAAAGCTGATTTTAAAACAATGGGAAGGAAGACATAATGTGGAATATAAAAAAATCATTACTATTTGCTACGTTATTAGTTACAGTAATACTAGTATCAATGAATATGGCAAGTGCTGATGAAAAGAAGACAATCACACCACAAGAGTTTGGTAATGCAATTGCAGAAACACCAGGCAAACTTGTAAATTTTATAGGTAGTGAAGTTGAGAAAACTAAAGAGTACCAAAAGAAGTCGTGGGCTGAAATGAAAACAAAGTGGCCTTGGACAATGTTTAAAGGTAATCAATAATGTTACACAAAATAAGTGATTTTTGTAAGAAGATTGATAGTATCAAAGCTCAGGCAGATAAGTTATACAACTTGAAGTATAATCATCCTAAAACGCCTGAGCGGGATGCTGAAGTGAATCATCTTATAGATGATATACAATCCACGTGTAAAATAGTGGCAAATGACACAAAACCCTATGATTTATAAGGGTTTTTAACGCTTGACAAATAGACTATTTTATGATAGAATTAATGAATAAACTAACAAAAGGACTATATTATGATAACTAAAGAAACTATATTTGAAGAATTTAAGATTGCAAAACAAAAAGACATTGCAAAATCAACAACTAAACCTCCGTACGAGAATGTGTTTACAAACAGAATTGCTGTATTGAGATCACATGCCGATACTAAAAAAACAAATCCTAAAATGTACAGAAATTTAGATATTAATTTTGATAGACTCATACTTGCCTATCAATCACCTGTACCAGTTGATCATTTTTACAAAGTTGTTTTCGGTATGACGTTGAAAGAATACGAACATAAAAAGATGATTGATGAAATGACCGAAAAACAAAAAGAAAGAGAAGAAGAAAAAAAGAAAAAAGAGAAAGAGATTGAAGGTGTTAAAGAAGTTACTTTTAATTAGTTGTTTGTTGTTCCTATGCAATTGTGCTAGTAAACAGTCCTATATTGGTGCGTCCACTACAGCGGCTGTTGCTGGTACAGCATGTTGGCAATACTTATCAGATAATCCTGCTGTCGTTGCTACTTGTGCAGTTGCAGGTTCTTTTAAGGGTGCAGATATAATGAACTCCGAAACAGACGATCAGTTAATGACAAGAGCATTTATAGATCATTTAGACAATGCTCCTAATAGTCCAGGGTTTACTACTTGGCAAAACCCTAAAACACAAAGTAATGGTATTATTAAAACTACAGGTTTTTATTTAAAGGGACCTATTAAATGTACAATGATTGAAACTACACACGATCAGAATTTAGATAACACTAGATTCTTTGATACTATACTATATGGTAATCCGTATAGACAAATGCAATGGCATGAGGCGTGTAAAATGCCTGACGGTAGATGGATGTTAACACAATGAAAAAATTTATAGACCCTAAAAATCCACACACGGTGGGTGAGAGTGCCTGGAATCTAGGCAATCATATATTACTAATAATGTTTGTTATGGCATTATTGTTTGTAGTAAAATCAAGTTATGCTGAAGATAGTTTTGAAAACACAATAAAGAAACTAGAGGCATTAGAAAACAATGGTACAAAAGTTGAATATGATAAAATACAACCTATCAAAGATCAATATTGTTTCATTAAAGTAGAAATTAAGCAATTAGACAATGGCGATATTGTTAAACAGGAAGTAGTAGAATGTGCAGATGGCCGAAAGGCATACGATGGCCCTAGTTATTGGGAGTTGTTTGCTCAATTCTATTATAGAGATATGTTTACACCTGCCTATTGCAGATATTATGAAAGGCCGAAACATGCCTATCATAAACCTGGCAAAGTTTGCCTTGATAAAGACGGTAATTGGGAGGTACGAAAATGATAAGAGGTATAATAACCTTAACGATTTTGTGGGTTATCCTTGCTTTTGCATGGGATCCATTTACATCAACAGTTGAGAAAACACAGGCTGTTGACAAAACAAAAGAAATAGTATATAATGTGTTTAATAATATGAAGGAGAAGGTGAATGAGTAAGATACTCAAATATATAATGATCGGTTCTATAGGTCTGTTACTTGCAAATTGTTCTAGTAGCACTTATAAAATCAAACAAGAAAAGGATAAACAAGTCCTTAAAGTACCATCTTGGTATATGAAAGATTATAACGAGAAGAAAGAATGTGGTACTAAAACGTTCGGCAAAGGCAAAGATAAAGTTTGTATCTTTGGTGTCGGTACGAGTGTTTCACCAGATTTAGAACTTGCAATTGAAAAAGGTATGATGATTGCAAAGGCTGAACTTGCTGATAAAGTAAAAGGTGAGATGAATAAGAAAGCGAAAATATTTACTACTGAATTAGGTAAGAATACTAATAAGACCGTAGTTACAGATGTTGAAACTACATTGGTAAATATAATTAAACAAACACCTGTAAGAGGTTATGAAGTGTTTGCTCAGGAAGTAACACTTACAAAGAACGGATACTATCGTTCTTGGATAGGTTTAAGATTACCTATGGGTGAATACAATAAGATGTATAACTACTCTATTGAAACTGTTGTTGACGCTTTCAAACTAAAAGAAATGGCTGATAAGGCCTATGACGAAGTAGAGGTTATTGCTAATGAGCAGTAAAATAGAAATATACTCAAAGCCCAATTGTACATATTGTACAAAATCAAAACACTTGGTTAAGAGTTTGGGCTTTGAATACACAGAAAAGATGTTTGGTAAAGACTTTAAAACACCAGACGAGTTATTTGAGGCCGTAGGTAAACAAGTAAGAACTATGCCACAAATATTAATTGATGATAAACATATCGGTGGGTACAATGAATTAGTTGAATACTTTGCCGATAAAGGTTTAGTAAACTTTAAGGGTGAGAAAATATAATGGCATTATCAGATTATTCTTCACACGATTGGCGTAAACATACAGATGACGCTGTTATTGTAAGTGATAAGGAATTTGAACAATTGAAAGTAAATAATAGTAGAGTTATCTTTATCAATCCAAAAACATTAAAAGAGGAATCTGTTGAAGTATCCAGATTGATTAGAGTCTTTGTAAATAATAGAGATGATCTAAAAAGGAGTGTTAAGTAATGTCAAAGTTGAATGCTATTATATTGTTAATATTATTAAGTATTACAATTGCTAATTCTATTGCAATTAAAAATATACATGATGAAGTATTTTGGCCTGAAGGCATAATGAAACCATTAAAGAGATGATGACAAAAGAAAAGAAACCAGATAACATAATATTGTTTCCTAAAATTCCTATGAAAAGACCTAATCAAAAGGCACAAGAATTAGACGCTAAACGACAGGAGATGATGAGATTGCAACATAACAAGGTTTATGTACAGGCAATATCTGAACAGTTAACAGAGTCAATGCTATTGATATTAAGAGATGAGAATATTAGTATAACAGACAAAACGTTTTTAAGTGACTATAAACTAACACTAGAGGCGATTAACTCTATGTTGTTAAGACATGTACATATAAAACACCCTTTACAAGAGCGTGTAGATAAATCAGTAACAACAAAGGGTGAAGGTAAAGATGTTTATGCTATTACAATTGACTATAACAAATTTTAAGAATTCCATAAAGCACTTTGGGATAATTACTAATACTGGCAAAGTTAGTAATTCTAAATCATGCCAATATATAATAGAAAAGGAGTGAATAAATGTTTAAATCATTATTTACAAATGACTCATTAAGAGTTGTATCAAAATCAAAAAAAACTGAAACTAGAGGCAGAAAAACTTTGTCTAAAAGACAAAAGGTTCTAAATCTTTTATCAAAAGGTCAATCTGTGACTTGGAAAGCATTAAGAAGCAGATTCGATTTAGTATCGCCAAGAGCACTTGTTGATACTTTGAGAGCAGAAGGTAACATGATCTATGTTAACAAAACTGCTAAAGGTACATCTTACAGAATGGGTGTTCCTACAAAAGCGATTATCGCTGCTGGTATTAAAAAATTATATGGGACTCCGTTCGCATATAAAAATGCTTAATTCTCATTAAGTATAAATATCTGTATAGGGGTAGGGAGACTTACCCCTTTACATAACAACATGAGGAGGGCATTATGCCAATGACAACATCACAATTACATGGTATGGATACAGCAGGTTCATCTGCTCCATTACTACATGAAATTCTAACAAAAGTAAATAACGCAAAAGATAAACCAGCAAAGATTGCTGTTTTAAAGAAGAATGACTCTATACCTTTAAGACAAATTATAAAAGGTGCATTTGATCCTAAAATTAAATGGGCATTACCTGAAGGTATACCACCATACAAAGAGAATGACGCACCAGCAGGTACTGAACATACTACTTTATTCCAAGAAGCTAGAAGACTATGGCACTTTGTAGAAGGCGCTGACAGTAAACTACCTAAAACTAAAAAAGAAATGATGTTTATTCAGTTACTTGAAGGCCTACATAAAGATGACGCTGCTCTTATGGTCGCAGTAAAAGACAAAGCACTTAATAAAAAGTACAAAGGTCTAACAGACGCTGTGGTAAAAGAAGCATTTGGTTGGAATTCAGATTACAAAACGTCCTAAAACATAAATATTATTAAGTGATTCTATAATATTCAACTATAGGGTGCATGACAGAATGTCACACCCTATAAACCTATTGATTTATCTACATTATTTGTCCATTTTTTGCTTGATTTCTTTGTTGATTTCTGATATTATTATCATATGAAAACAACAAAGGAGAATATATAATGTCAAAAACAAAACAATGGATTGAAGATACTACTGAAACTAAAGTTGATAACATCATTGCTAAATTAACATCTGGTGAGATTACTAGAACAGACGCTAGAGATCAAATTATGGATGTTGATAATATTGCAATGTTAGGTATTGATGAGAATACAGTTGATGAAGTAATTTACGAGGCACATGCCAATGCGTAAATCTTTCTTAATTTTATTTTTATTATTTGTCTATACTTGGTCTTGGTCTATCTTTAACGTTGCCAAGGCAGATGACTATAACAAGGCTGTAATTGGTCATGTTATTTCAGAAACTATTAAAGGCACAGATATTGATACATCATACATTATGGAGCAAGAACTTGAAAAACTTGCCCACAAATTTATGATAGATTCAGTAATTATATTACAGGCATACTTACCACAAATTATTGATGGCGTTGCCGCTGATTTAAGATTAAAACTTGACGAAAAATACAAAGAGGCAATTTTAAATGGCGAAAATAACAACTAGAAAAATGAAGGCAATGAAGTTGAAAAAGGCTCTTAAAAAGGAGTTTTCTTCTAAGCGTCAATATAAGACTACCTATAAAGATATTAAAAAGTATTTCAAAATTCTAAACAATGTTATTTTTGATAGCAAGTTAAGTCCGTTCGGACAAATTCAAATAAAAGATTTACAAAGAGAGAAGTGTGTAGGACAAGTAGTAACCTTTGAATGGAAAAGAAAAGGTACTAGATTATACAAGTTAGAGATGTTACCTACATATCCTGATAAAAGAGATTTTATGGACACTTTAGTACATGAAATGGTACACTTGTACCAAATGCAAAACCTGGGAGACTCGGGCAATCACAATGACGTGTTTTGGTCGTTTAGTCCAAAAGTAAACTACGTGGGTTTACAATTATAAGAAAGAGTATATTATGAAAGACGGTGAGAAGAACCACATTGATGAGTGGCTACAGAAACAAATCAAAAAAGGTATTGTCATTATTGACAAGGTACTTAACAATAACGTAAAAGAGTGGGAACTATATTATACAGGACATTTACAAAAAGATATATTGTGTAACTTTCCTGGTAGAACTAGTAAAAAGATTTTCAAAGGATATAGAAGTCATTTGGATAACGACAACCTTGTTTTTACACAAAAGAAATTTGAAGAACATGGTTATGAATATTATGTAAAGAGAGGTATATAATGAAACTATTGAAGAAACATAAAGAGATATTAAACGAACTGATAAAAGGTAAAGGTTATTTCAAAACACCTACCGTACCTAAAAACCACCAAGAGAATATTTTAGATGATTTAGTCAATCTTTATTTAAAAGATTTACTTGTGTTTAATAGAGAATATGACGTGCCATCATTTGGTCCTAGTAGTGAACACAAGGTAAGATATAAATGGTATACAGTTACAATGCCTAAAACTAAAACAATCAAAGACTTAAAAAAGGTGGTTAAAGATGGCAAAATTTAATTGGCATAGACTAGCAAATCTGGCTTGGTTTTATACAAAGGTATTCTTTGCAGTATTGACTTTATGCGTTGTTTCATACTTGTACGGTACACATAAACCTAATGAGTCTGCTATTGCAAAAGTGAATGAAGAATTAGATATATTTTATATGAATGAGATTAAGGCAATGGATTTACAAGAACCTGAATTTACATATAACAATGATATACAATTTGTACGTGCTATGCACAAATGTATAAACTTCATAAATTTTACATTACCTAAAGATAAAAGAGTACCTTATGAGATGATTATAGGTCAGGCAGCGTTAGAGTCTGCTTGGGGTCAATCAAGGTTTGCAGTAGAAGGTAATAATTTATTTGGGATTAGAACATGGAGTAAAGACTCACCACATCTATTACCACAAGGTGTTACAAAGTGGCCTGGTTGGGGTGTAAAAGTATTTGCTAGTAAATGTGATAGTGTAAACTATTATATTGATCTATTAAACAATCATAATGCTTACAAAGAGTTTAGAGTATTAAGACAAAAAATGCTTGATAAGAATCAAATGCTAGACTCATTGTT